CCTTGTCCACGATATTCTTTACGATCATTTCTTTTATTTGGACTTTTTGAATGTCTTCCAGGTCTTTTTTTATTAGTGTGCTTAATAAAAGAACCTGAACCATTACTTGTTTTTCTAGCCATTAACCGTTTTGATCGTTTCTATTCATTTCTAATATAGATAATACCGCAGATATAGCAGTGGTATCATTAGTTTGCAATAGTATGGAATCGCTTTCTTCTAATACAATAGGACCATTTGCAATATTACAAATAGTAGGACCAGATATACTAGCGTAAGCTATTTGATAAGTTGTACTTACTGATGCATCTATAATTGAAGCTTTTAATATTTTAGATCCAGATTCATTTGTAACTTGAATATTTTGTATAATTGCTCTTGAATTAGATGGACAAACATATACAGAAGTCACTGCTACTGTTGTTGGATCGTAAAAAGCGTTTCTATAATAATTTGCCATAGTATTATTGTGTTAAATCATAAAATGTTAAAAGACCAATTCCACCGCCATTACCAGAAAGTGTTTTAACACAAAGTGAATAAACGTCACTAGTTAGTGTAAGAGATGCACCTAATTGTAAATCCCAATTAAAAGAAGCATTAACTCCAGATAAAGCAGATCTTCCTGATTTAGAAGTTACAAACTCACTATATACTAAAATACCACTTGTTACAGCAGTTGCGTTTATATCAAATTCTACATTTGCATCGGATGTCACAGCCGAATAAGAAGCTCCTGATAAAGTAGGATTTTTAAATAAAGATACTTGATAGTTATCAGTAGTTGTTGGTAAAAAATTTACATTATAAGGAATAACTACAGCTCCTAATGCAGTTGATGCAAGTCTAATAGACACTAAAGGTTTATAAGTAGTTGTTAAATAAGAAGTGGTCGTTGTAGTTGTCATCGCTGCAACATGTTCTACTGAAGTTTGTTCATAACCACCCTCTGATATAACTGAAGAACAAATTTGTTTTAAAGTAGATGTTCCTGAAGTTGCTCCAGTATTTGTTATTTCATATCTTACAGGTAATATTGCTGTAGTCATATAAACAGAATTTCCATAAAAATTTGAATTCTGATAAGTATGACAAACTATATATTGACCATTGATAATAAAACCACATCTAACATTACCAACACCTAACCATTCAAAATCCATCCATAATATTTGAGGATAACTTAAATCTAATGTTAAACCACTTGCTCCAGTTCCATCTAATTTATCTCCATTCCAAGCAGATTGTTCCACTCTTCTTGTTGTATTATCTACAGAACCGCCGATATAAGTTCTAAGTACAAAAGCTTTAAGAGCAGAAGTAGTTGTTCCAGCTCCTGATGTTTCAAAATATACTCCATTTTGAGTTCCAAAATATCCAATACGTTGTCTTAAATTTGCTATAGGAGCTGCAGCTTTAAATGTTGCAAGAACTAATAAACCTTTACCTGGTTGATAGGAAAAAGATCTAAAAGTTTGTCTAACTACCTCAGCTCCAGAAGTTGTATCATTTATCATTGCAACAGAGGCTTCGTTAACTAAAAAACTGGTACTTCCACCTGTTATATTTGCAGTATCAAATTGATTATCTATTGCGTATCTGTTTTGTGAATCAAATATCGTATAAGGCTCAGATACCCTTAATCTCCCGAATGCATCAGTATTAGTTCCACCTATCGCAACATAGGACGGATTACTTGGACCTGAATTTACATTATCACAAGACATTAGCAACCAAACCTCATACTAAACCAAACGCTTCTTTCTACTTCTTGTTTTAATTCTTCTTGAAAAGAAAAGTTTAATTGATCTTTTAATGTTTCTAATGCTTGATTAATTTGTCTTAAAGAATCAACAGTATAATCCTGTGGTGGTTCTGGTATATATAAATTTATTTTAGCCATTATGTTTGTGGAGCACTTCCGCCTCTGCCGTCTGGTTGTATATCCACTCTAAATATACCATAACGCCAATTGTCATTAAGTGCATCGTTTTCAATTTTAATACTAGCAAGTCTTCCTCGCGCGCGCGTGTCTATCTTATCTGTTGTCGAAGATACTGTAAAGGGACCTACTGTTGTTTGTCCCTGTGCCGTGGTTGAATCTGCTGGGTACGCTTTAAAGAATAGAGTTACTTTGGCATTACCATCAATGTATTTAAAGTCAGGAATAAATCTTCTTATCTTAATAAAGAATTCACCATCTCCTTCTATGTCTAAATCAAAGTCTCCTGATCTAATAAAAGCAGGTATAGTAATGCTTGTTGTATTTGTGCTTGTTAAATTAAGAACTTCATTCACACCTACTTCATGAGCAAACACATAGCTACCTCCGTTACTAATACCATTTACTGTAGGAGTGTTTGGCGTTAAAGTGCTTAAATACTTAGTAGCACTTGGATACTCTAATACGTGAGCATCTTCATATGTTGTTCTTGCAAGTGATCCTGTAGTCCATGTTTTAAGTTCATAATTATACGTAACTACTCTATCTATTTCTGTGGATGATGCTTGTGGATAAAACCAATTAATCTCTGTAAATAAACTGTTATGACCTGCAAACACTAATTCACCATTTGTAAAATTAAGTCCTAAATTATCTCCTGTTGTAGTAAATACGAAGTTTTCAACTTCAGAAGGTAATGTTTTAACTGTTCCATCAAATACAAAGAAATTACCAGAATCACCCATCCAATATACAGCACCGTCTACAAAGACCGCTGCATGTTGACCAACGCATCCACAATTAGATCCAACTTGACGTATACTAAATGTAAAAGGTGGTCCTACAAACTGCATTGTATAAGCTGCTTCATCTGTAAGAACTAACATGTAATCTTTACCTTTAACTGCTGCTACAATTCTACTACCGTTGTCTAATCTAAATGTACCTGCTGTGTTTGTAGAAGTTGGTTCATATACTTCAATGTCTTCTTGATCTGAAAATCTTATAAACATTGGATCTTGAGTTGAAGGTGATCCAATAGTTGTTTCTGTTCCAAAATGAACTAAATGTCTATCTCTATCTGATACTCTTGTTAAAACTGTTGCTGTAGGGTTATTTGGCACAAGAGCTGCTCTTGTATTTACTCCTGTTCCAGCTGTTGGAGCCCATGAAAAAGTTTGTCCATCTTTAATTGTTGCAATTAATAACTCTCCAAAATTATCCAATGACCAATTACCAGCTTCAATGGTTGTGTTAGAAACTGTTCTTGAAGTTCCCCAAGTATCTAATCCCCATGTTCCTGCTCCCCATCCATAACCAAGTGTCGCGGCAAGTGGGCCAACAATTACATATGGATTTGTTATAAGTGATCCACCTGTAGTAACCCCTGTTCCTGTTTCTGTAACAGGCATAGTAATTGTAAATGTATTTGCGTTAGGCACTGTAATTATTTGAAATGAATTAGTTTCAAAATTAGCAGTTGTAAAACTTGTTGTAGTTGGTCCTGGTGTTGTTACACTTGTAAATTTAACTATATCTCCAACAACTAAATTATGTGCATTTTTATTAATTGTAACCGTTGCAGATCCTGTAGTGGATGTATAAGTACAACTTGTTAAAGCTGTTGCTAAGGGTGTAATATCGTAAAACACTTCATCAAAAAGAATATATAAAACTTTGTTCGTGCCGATAGCTACATAACGTCTACCAGTTAAATCGAACCAAGAATGTATATCTCTGGCTGCACCTATTAATATAGATGAATTAATTTGCTCCCAACCACCTATCTTTTCAGGTGATCCGTATTGAAAACGTACGTTATCTCCATCAATCCAACGTCCCTCTGCTTGAGATGCTGTATCGTTCTTATCAAAGCCTGGAGGTAAAGGTATCTTTTTTAATGGCATATTTGTGCCTATTATAGCACCTATTTGGTAGCGTTTAAACTTTGCTTGACCTTCGGCTACGGTTGCAGTTTGTTGTTTATTAAATCCAAGCTTAAATTATATCTTTTGTAAAGGCATAACTTATGCAATATATACTGTCTTTTTGTTATTGATTTTCTATATAAGAACACCAACCAGTAACTATGTATTTTTTTTCATTTAATGCTGGTAATCCGATATGTGAATGAGTCCATCCAGCTGGCCAAATTAATAAAGTACCTGTTTTTGGTTTTGCAGTAAAATTTTGTTGCGGGAATTTAGTTTCTCCTCCTTTTTTAATATCATTACAATAAAACATCCAAGCTATTATTCTTTGTGAATCTTTTGGACCATGTTCACAATGTTCCATATTATAAGATTGTTTTGGTTCATATTTTTGATAGTTACATTTAGGAGTAACCGTCCAATATCCAACATTTCCCTTACCTACAAATGGATGTAATTTTTTATATTTTTCCATATGATTACAAAAATCAAGAAACCATTCTTGTTTTTGTGGAGGAATTTGAAAAATTCCTTTATAAAAATTACTTACTCTTGGATTATTTGCAACGTCTAAGTTTTGATTTTCTAAAATTTTAATTATATTATTACAGTGTTGTTTTTTAATAGCGTTTTTTTGAATATAAATAAATTTATCAATTGATTTTTTATTTTTCATTCAATTATTTTAATATTAAAAGCTACACTAATTCTTGGATCTTTTGCTTTTCCTGATTCAACATAATGAAAAGACTCTGAGTTGAATAAAATTAAATCATATTTTTGTGGTTCAATATAGTATTTTCCATGAAAATTATTATCATCAAAGTATTTTAAATAATAATGATCATTAAACTTAGATGGATCCATATTTTGAATAACAAATCTTCCACAATCTTTAGGAGTTTCTATATAATAAACACCTGAAATTATATTTTTTGCTTCAAGATTTGAATGATTATGTATTGTATTGTAATCAGATAATTTATTTTCATTAATCCACCAAGAATGTAATGCAATTTTAACATCATTAATTGGATTTAAATTTGAAACAAATTTATGAGATGGTTCTAAAAAAACATTATATAAAATATCTCTGTTATCTATATTATAAAAATAATTACTTTGAAATCCACCTACATTACTTATTTTTTTTCCTTTATTTTGTTTTTTTTCTTTACTTAAAATATTTTTAAAATATTTTATAAAACTATCATTTTTTATAGAACTTTTATAAATAGAAGTTCTAAATATATCTAAAAACATTTTATTTTATTTTTTCTAATAAAATTTGTAATTGAACTATTTTTTGTGAATAATTATCGTTTATAGATAATAAAGTATCATTATGTAATTCTAATTTTTTGATTTTACTTAATAATTCTTTATTAAGTAATACTTCAGATTCTTTTACAATCTTTTCTTGTACTAATAAAGATTCTAATTCTGCAATTTTTTTATCTTTATCTTCTGTCATATTTTTACTCCTTTCAAATAGTCAGGTAAACCAATAAAAGGTCTAGTATCATATATATGTTCTTTTGCAAATTTACTAGATGAGTTATTATAGTGTAAAAAAACTTGACAACAATTATCACCTTTAAATTCATTTCTCCAATGTTCTAATAAATGACCTTTATAAACTAACATATCTCCAGGAGTTAAATTTACTTCTATACCTTTATTTGCATTTTTTTTTAATTTTATGTCGCTTAAACCACCACTTAAAATTGAAGTTTCTCCTGTTGGATCTAAATAAATTGGCCATGAATCTCCACCTAAATTTAAAGTAGTAGATATTTCACAAGAAGCTCTGTCAATATGTCTGTGTAGTATATCTCCTTTTTTATATATTCTTGTATAAGAATAAGTTGGAACTAATTTTAATTTAGTTAACTTTTCCATAATTGGTTGTATTTTAATTAATAAAGTTTCCATTAAAATATCTGAATACGAAGCATATGTTCCTTTAACTTGTTCATCGCCTAATTTACCAAAACTATCATCAAATTCAGAAACATATTTATTATTAATTAAAAAAGTCCCTACCTTTCTTTTTAATAAAAGATATTCATAACATATATTTGCTATTTCTTTTGAAATGACATTTTTAATAATTAAATAATTATCTTTTTTAAAATTCATAAAATTATATAAAAGGATTTCCTAAGTTCCATGCGACTAAAGAATATCTAGTTCCATTTGTTACTGGAGTTACACGATGATATATAAAACTAGGAAAAACAATAACTGATCCTCTTGGCATAAATTCAATACATTTTACTATATTAGGTTTTCCACTTTCGGTATTTCTAAAATCAAATTCTAAATTACCTCCTTTATATTCTTTTTTATCAGATAGTTGACACACAAGAGATAGTTTTCTTATTTTTCCTCTAAAACCTTCATATATGTGATCTTGAGGATAAGGATGTGGAAATCCATCCGCATGCCATGCATAATGTTGTTTTTTATTATAAACAGTAAATTGGCAATTTTCTGTAAAATCATATTGAAAATTCCATCCTGAATTTCTATTTGCAATATCAAAAAATGTTTGTAATTCTCTAAAAATCCAATTTTCATTTAAAAAGGATACATTAGAATCTCTAGTTTTTTTTAATTCTTTAATATCTTTTTTAGATAGTTTATTTTTTTCTTTTAATTTTATTGCTTCTTTCCCTGTAGTAGCAATTTCTGTTGTTTTTTTTAAACCGGTTTTAATTATATTATCGCAAAATTTATTAGACAGCGCTGATTTAAAAAACCAAAAATAATTATTTAATATCATAATATATATTTTTAATTCTTTATGATATATTTAATTTTGATTAAAAAGTAAATAGCTTATTAAATCGGAGTAATTGAATTAGTGGTTATATTGTAATTACCAAATAAATCCCATGAATTATTAGTTAAATTCCAATGATACACATTTTGCGTTCCATCTTGTTCTTGAGTATAATTTCTACCTTCCCAAGTTAAAGAAGGTTCATACCAATCTACTGCTTTTCCGTCTTTTTGATTTTCTGGAACTTCAGAAACAGGAGGCTCCCATATACAAGTTGATTCATTTAAAATCCATGATGAATAAGGCTTTATTGGAATAAAAGCATCTCTATTTGAATCATATGTCATTCCAGTTCCAGCGTAATTTTTTCTAAAATTTCTATTATAAGATGTTTGTATCCATTTCACTCCATTAATAGATAATGGACAAATAGTTTTAAAATATTCAGCTGCTTCTTCAGAAAGTTCTCCACCGTGATTAGCAATATCATCATTGCCTCCTACGACTGTTCTTAAAACATTATTATTTATATCTAATTCTGCCCAATGTGCCATATTTTATCCGTGTTTTAAAGTTCCTGTTACTGTAAATTTTGCTACGTATGTTCCATCTGGAGCAGGTGTTACTGTGTTAGTTCCTGGAGCTATTGTAAGTTTAGATTTTGCAGGTGCTCTTAATACTACAATACCACTTCCACCAGATGTTGAAGATGTTCCACCTCCACCTTGATTAGCAGCAGGTCCTCCTCCCGCTCCTGGTGCTCCTTGAAATGCTCCACCACCTCCAGCATAAGTAATATCTGTTCCTGTTATTAAATTAGGTGCTCCAGCTCCACCATATCCTCCTAGTGGTCCAGCTATGAAAGGCGCTGAAAATCCTCCACCATTTCTTCCACCTCCTCCACCACCTCCAGGAGTTGTTGGATAATTTTGTCCACCACCATTTCCTTCTGGCGGACTATATCCACCTGCGTTTCCATTTCCTCCACCTGCTTGTGGATTACCTGTTGCAGCTCCACCACCTGATCCACCTGGAAATGCTGAGTTGGGATTCCAACCTGGATCTCCTAATGGATTTGGAGAAGGTCCACCTCTTCCGCCAGCTGTGGACGAAATTGTAGTTTCAAGTACTGCTGAAGAATCTGTACCTCTGCTTGAACCAGGAGCTCCTGCTCCACCTACAGTTATATTGTAAGTAGTCCCTGTTTTCATGTTTAGTTTAGTACCACCAGGAAAAGAAGTTCTCATGCCTCCAGCGCCGCCGCCGCCATTTTGTCCTCCACCTCCTCCAGCTACTACTAAATAATCTACATCAATCGGTGCTAAACTTCCTGCAGTAAGACCAAATGCTTTTGCTGATCCAGCTCCGCGTGTTGAGTTTAAAGGCATTACAAAATCTCCTAATTAAATTGAGTTTGTGACGCTAAAATTGTATATGCTGGGGTTGTTGCTGTTTTAATTGCAGTGAATGAATAAACATCTATTCCTGCATTGCCAGCTGCTGGTGCAGATCCACCTTGATATTCAAGCGTAACGTTTGTTGATGAACCATCAATAGTTATTGTTGAAACATAGAAAGTAGTGTTAGTATTTAAAAAAGCACCTGTTACAGATTCACCAACAGATAACATATTGTTAAGAGTTGTAGAAGAACTACCTCTTAAATTTATTGTAAATTGACCTGTTGCCACTGTTGTATGATAAAGAACAGCTTGAGTTAAAAAATCATAATTAATTGTTCCAGTAGACGCTACTGCTGTTACTGTTACTTTTTCTTTAACTGCTTGAATTTTACCAGTTCCAAGAAACGTTACTGCTCCAGTTCCTTTTGGAATAAAATCTAAACCAATATTATCATCACCTCCTGATGCTGTAAAAGTCGGATCATTTCCAGTTGCAGCATTTGCAACAGTTACTTCGTTAACTGCAGAAGCTGTTGTTGTAAATTTAATTAATTCATTCGAGTTAGTATCATCAATTTCATTAACGATAGGAGAAGTTAATGTTGGTGTAGTTAATGTTTTATTAGTTAAAGTTTGAGGTGCTGTAAGATTTACAACTCCTAAATCTACTGCATCTGTTCCATTTAAATAAACTAATTTAGAAGTTTTATCAGTTGCTCCAAATATTGCAGAAGCACCTCCTACTTGATTTAAAGCAAGTGTAAAAGCACCTGATGTGCCGTTTTCTAAAATATATGTTTTTTCAATACCACTTGCAACGAATACTGTGCAGTTTGCAGTAATTGTTCCTGTAAATTTAATAACAGCATTTCTAGCATCTGATATTGTAGCATCAGTCATTGCTAAAGTTGTGTTAGTTGACGTAAGTGCTATTGATTGAAACCCTGCAATAGCTTGTTGTAAAAGGTTTAAATTTGTATTAGTTTTTGTTCCCCATGTACCCGAGTTTTCACCCGTAGCCATTAGTTCTAGCTTAAGATCTGTAGAAAAGGTTGATGCCATAAGAATTCCTCTTAAATATTATATAATGTCTAATTTTAGTTTCATTAAGCCGCTATGTCAACCACACTCCAATTATTGGTTACCCCTATATTTACAACAGCCCAAGCAGATATGAATAAACGACCTGTAGAAGCCGTTGCACTTACGCCAGTTGGACTTACTGTAGATAAGACTTCACCAGAAGCAGCTCCAACACTTACATTTAATAAATTTGTAGATAATGTAACTATAGTATTTGGTGTAGCATCTTCATTACCCAAATCTACTGTTAATAGATTAGTATTCGCTGTAATATTAGCGTCCGCAGTGATTTGAGCAATTGATGTTAAAGTTAATGTTAATAAATTAGTTGATACAAAAACCTCAACTCCTGGAGTAGCTTCTTCTTCAGCACCTTGAGATACAAACATTCCTCCAATATTGCCCCACGAACCATAACCCCAAGAAGTTGCTCCCCATGGTAAATTACCAGGTGTGCTTACTTCAACAATTGTGTTTGCGTTTACATTTTCAGAAGTAAACCCTACTGTTGTGTTTAATAAATTAGTATTTAGTGATAAGTTAGCATCTGCTGTAATAGTAATTGTTGTAACAGATAATGTTAAAAGATTTGTGCTTAATATTAAGGTAATGTTTTCTTCAGCTGTAATTGTTTCTTCACCTAAATCAATTGAAGAACCAGTAATTTGATTCCAAGCATATTGTCCAAAAGATCCTTGGCCCCATGTTGTTGGAGCACCAGGAGTTGTAACTTCTACAATTATATTTTCCCCTGCAAAAACAGAATTAACAGTTAAGTTAATTACATTTCCGGTTACTATAATTTCAAAATTTGCTTGACCAGAAACTGAATTAACAAAAGAAGTTATTAAATTTGTAGATAAGAATACACTTCCATCTCCTTCAATAGTGTCATCTCCAACTGAAGATTGAATAGTAGGAGTTGTAACATTTACTGAAATATCTTCAAAATTTTGTCCCCAAACTAAATAACCCCAGTAATATCCTCCCCATCCTTCAGCAGGATAAAAAGCATCTACTGTACCAATGGAAACATTTGTGACGCTATCACCACCAAAAGATGAAGAGTTCCACGCGCCTGCTCCGTAGGCGGTTAGGCCAGCTGACGATACTTCTACTGTAATATCTGCCACCTGGCCCTCCTAAAATTAAGCGATTCTTAATATAGCTGCTGCACTTGTGAATGCTGGAAATAGAATTGTAAATGTTCCTGATGTAGCTGTTTTAACAGCACCGAAATCTAATACACATACTGCTGCATTACTACCGAATGAAGTATTATAAATTACTGCACCCAATGCACTTAATGTAACTCCTGTAAAAGACAAATCTGCGAAATCTACTATTCCTACTGAACCATCTAATGAAACTGTTTGTCCTGCTAATACTCCACCACCTGCAGTATACGTTCCTGTAGCTACAACTTCATTTGTTGAAGTGTAAACTGTAGTTGTTGCATTTAATACTGCGTTTGATTGATAAAGTGCTAATTTAAAAACTTGTCCTGAACCAGAATCAAAATCGTG